GTATTTAGATTCGGGTTTAGAATTATCACAGATCTGTCATTTTACTTTTTGTTTATCTTCTGGATTCATCATCTTACTTGCCTTGTTTCGTGAGTACCTTTATAAAGCCCGAACTTACTAAAGTATTTTTTAACTAACTTATTACGAACTCCTTTATAATCCCCGTAAATATTATCCATTTTAAAGCCCATAACAAGCTCGTAGTTACACTTTGTTACAAAAGAGTTACAATCCCTTTCTTTTTCTTTTTTAAGGCTCTCAACATATCTCTCTTTGTGATACTCTGAAATTCTCCCTTTAGCTTTGTATTCTTTTTGTTTTTGTTTTCTTTCGTGTAAAAAGATAGGTGCTTTTTCTTTTTTCATCTTTTAGTTTTTAATAGTTTGTAAATTTCCCCTTTAATAATTTTTATGAGTGTGGCTACCCTTTAACTTGCCTTGCACTCTTAGAAAAAATAATCTCTTAGTGAGTGTGGCTAAACTGCATTCTAGTCCGTAAAACCTCCTTAAATACCTATCTACAACGTGGATAGACTTCCCTTTGTTAGTTAATTCTGTAAGAACTTGATTGACTAAACATCTTTTAAACATAATTCGTATAAGTTTTAAACAATTAGTAATTCGACTATATATAAGATATAAACTTTGTTATATATTGCTCATTTTTAAGTAGGGGTGTACCCACTTCTGAGCATACCCCCACACCAAACAAACAAATTTTTAAAATGGAACAACTGAAGGTTTGTACATTCCACAAGTAGCACAATGCAAAAACTCTCCCTCTGAATCTTTGTAAGATTTTTGATTTCCTCCACAACTACAAGCGTAACTCATTCCCGAAAATACTGCGTTTACAGGTTCGTTTTCCGATTTTAAGTCCGATGAACTTTCTATTTCACAAAAATCGCAACCATCGGTAGAAATAGCCCCACACATATCGCAACCTGAAAATAGTTTTGATTTATTAGATATTTTCTTTGTGGGTTTATATTTTGGTTTTGAATAACCATAAGCACCATAAGAACTATAATTACCCCAACCGAAAGAAGAATAAGAATCTTCTGCTTCGTGGTCGTATCTAACTTCTCCTAGCTTAGTAATTAAAGCCCCAACCATTTTGCACGTATTTATTGCGTCTTCAATATTTACGTACTCTTGTTTTGAGTGTGGTTTATAATATCCACAACTCATGTTAGCACAAGCAATATTTGCAATTTGAGAAATTTCGTGAACATCAGTCAAACCTCCCGTAGTAATTTTATATCCGTAAGTATTTAATGTTGATTTTATGGCTTCTTTGAAAACATCGCCAAACATTTTAACTCCCGAAGATTCTTGAACAAAATCTCCGTTACCTTTTCTGTCGCATTCGAAAGCATAACCAACGTCATCGAAAAATTCTGCTTTAGCTTTAGAACTTCCTATGCAACCAATTTCTTCTTGAGCGAAGAAGCATATTTTTATATTATCAAATTTACGTAGCATTTCTAAACATACCCACATACCAACTTTGTCATCGCCTCCTGTTCCAACTTGTTGCATAGAATCTGAATCGAACGCAACAAAATTGCCCTTGACTTGATAAACTTTATATTCTTTATAAATATCGTGAACTGTATCCGTATGAGAAACAACACAAGGATATGCCTTAGCTTTACCCTTAGTAATATATATGTTGTCGTGTTCATCTACTTCGAAATCATCTGCGCCGAACTCGATAGATTTTTCTATCAAAAAATTCATAGTGTCAGTATATTCGTAACTTGTAGCTTGGGTACTTAATACTTCCCTCAAACTATCTTTTAGGTTTTTGTAATTCATTTTGTTTGTTTGTTTGTTTGTTTGTTATTAACTATATCTTTCTTCTCTTGTCGAAATTCCCCTCTGAAATCTGAGTGAGTGTGGTGTTCTGTCTAAATTGTATTTTTTCAGTCGTCTTAACATTCACTAAGTTACAAAAATCTATTTCTTTTTTGTGCACAACTTTAGAGAAATATTGCCAACTACCAAAAGATTTCAACTCAACGCACTCAGTCCTAGGTCTATCAACTCCGTCAAAAGTTGTTGTTATGTTCATAAAGTTCCTATCTATGACTACTCCCCTACCTTCTATGTAGACAACTTTGGCTTTAGATTTTTTTATTATTCTCCCCTCAAAATCTTTCATTGTATTTTTTTCTGCACAAATATCTTCATCCCATGTTGTTACTTTTTTAACGGATTTAAAATAGCTAGTACCCTCGCCCGAACAATAAAAAGTTTCAGATTTTAAACAATAAGCATTATTAGAATTAGAATCTCCCGACCTAATAATTCTATCATGTGTTCCGTCTTCGCTCAAGAAAATCTCTCGAGATAGTTTTAACTCCCCACTTTCGTTTTTAAATAAATCAAATAAAACTGAACCTCTATGAAATAAACTGATAGAGTACTCCCTCTCAATATAGTCTGAAGTTGAGTATATTTCATTAAGAATAAGATTTTTATTTTCGTCAAGTTTTACAGCGTGAACTTTGTATATGGAATGGAAACCATAATCTCCGTCAGTACTTTCGAATTTTCTAAATTCTTTAACACCAAACTTTTCAGCAACTCCCACAGGATTATTCGTTAAGTACCAATGTCCATCTTCATCATTTCTAAAAGCATAAGTAAAAGTATCCATGTAAGGAAATCTTCTATAATCATCGCATAATTCTGATGAACAAGCATCTGTCTTTATTAGATAAGTTTTATTCTCTAGCTTTACCCCGTTAGAAATAAAGTTAGTTTTTTGAGAATAAGATTGTTGTTGTTTGTGAATGTAACCATTCTTAGAAGCCCACAACTTAAATAATTCTTCTTTATGTTGCTCGTCAGTATAAATTCTATCCATAATTTTTACCCCACAAGTAGTTTCCCAAAGCAAAGCTCTCACATCTAGTAAGCCCTCATCATCAATATTTACAAGCATTGAACAATTATTTTCGTACATATCAAAATAATCATTTTCATAACAAGAATCGTATCTCATGCAACTCTCCCCTAAACTTCCGTTTCCGTCTTGAGCGTAGTAAGAAGTGTTTTCTTCTAAGTAATAAGCATAGTCATTAATTTGTTTTATTGAATCAAATCTTTTTTCAGAATCTCCCGACAAAGATTTTAATTGATTAACAAATGTTTCTATATCGTTTGGAGTAACTTCGTTTGCTTCTAGCAAAGTAGAACAAAATATTTTCTTTAGAGTTTTCCCTACCTTAGCTTTAGTCCTATGAGTGTGTGAGCCAAAAATATCTTCTTCGGTTTCCCAAGAGTAATGTTGTATCTTTCTATTTGTTGCGTAAGAAATTTTACCCAACTCATCATTAGAAATATTTAAGTAGTTAGGCATTTCATCTCCGAATAAAATTGTTTGCTCTCCAACAAAACCTTTGTGAGCGTTTAGTAATAATTTGCCCGTGTTAGTTTCCTTGATATTTTTTGCATCTTCAATTAGTTTTATTAAAGACGTATTTAAAATTAGCTTATTCATAACTTTGTTTTTTTAGTTTTTGTTTGTTTGTAAATTTCCCCTAGTTTATTTCTTATGAGTGTGTCTATCCCTAAAAAGCCCCTGCAAGAAAACAGCATTTAAAGTTCTGCCCCCCGTGAGAGTGAGAGTGGAAATTGAAAAAAATAGATATTTAAATATATGGTTAGTTGAATAGTTATTTAATTTGTTAGTTGAGAATTTAAATAGTTTCATAGTTTCGTATTTTTATAGTTAGTTTTTTAGATGTTGTGCATAAAAAAAGAAGGCTATTTTGTAGCCCTCTTTTATACGGTTCTTTTTAGTTTGGTTTATTTTTTAATGCCACTTCGCTCTGCTATTTTGTCAAGGGTTACGTCTACTTGGCTACGTTCAAAACTTTTTATTTTATCGCTCGAAGTTGTTTTTATAGTTTTTGCAACATCTTTATTTTGTTTTTTGTTTGCTTCATTTGACAAGTCTGCGAATGTTCTAAATGTTAAATTTACTTTTAGATTTTTATCGCTTTTGTTGTCTTTAGCTTTTGGGTTAAGTTGAGTTACACCTATTGAGATGTATTGTTTTGTTGTATCGATACAAGTTTCTAACCATTCGTTAGACTCAAACTTATTTTGAATTTCAACCCTACAATTTTCTATAGTTTCTAAAATTGCAGTTTCTAAATAGTTTTTTATATCGGTTGTAGTTTGTTTTTCTTTGGCTTCGAACTCTTGGGCTTCGGTTTTATTTTTGTCATTTAGTTTTGCTTGCTCCTTTGCAGTAAGTTGAGATTTTAAAAGTTCGATTTGTTCTAATATCGATAATTCTTTTTGAGCTGTTGTTGTTGTTTGATTTTTCATTTTGTTTGTTTTTGTTTGGTTTGTTTTTGTTTGGTTTATTTTTTAAATGCTTCACTAAAATAACATAGTAGTGAAAAGCTACCTATTGAAAATATCGTTGAAGATATTAATACAATTAAATGTGTCTGTGTCATGGCTTAGCTTTTTATTTTGTTTGGTTCTAGTTTTAAACTTAAGTAAAAGAAATTTATTAAGTCTGCTTTTGTATTCAAATCTGTATTAAAAAACAATTCAAACTCATTGTTAAATAAGCCTATAGCGTCTGTTTTTATTTCATTCCATAACTCATAAGAATAGTTTTCTATTGAGTATCTTTTGTTCTCAATCTCTATAAGTATTGCGAACATCTCAGAAAAGTTTTTTACTTCTTTTACTCTTTTAATTTCGTCTTCAAATTTTAACTTAATCATAACTACATATTTAGTTTGTTAGATGTGGAAATAGTTTATCTCCTTTTTATCTTTGATAAAGGTAAGGTTTTTGAACAAACTACGCAAGGAAATGTACAAAAGATTGCAATAAATTACAGGAGCAAGCTAACAGTTGTATCTTCACTATCAACTAACACGATACTTAACTACCTAAACACTTAAGCATGTAGATACCTATATACGACCACTCCTACATACTCAGCTAGTTATATATATAGAACCGTCAATATGTTGGGTGCTATTATTATACACAACACATAAATTGTGAACTCTCCCATAGTGTTGAGGTAAGGGTTAAGGGGTATGCTCAAAAATAATAAGGGGGTATAGTCAAGGTTGATTCGTAAAAAAAATACAGTGCGCCCTTGTTTTTAGATAGCTTCGTAAAGACTCAGCGAATACTTCGAGCGAAGTTATACTTTTATTTCCGTAAAGTCAAGGATTTTACAATTTTTTTTCTTACATTTGCCAATAAAGGTAATATTATGGCAAGAAATACATTAGCAGGCAAAAGTACAGGAAAAAGCAAGAGTGCTAAGTACTACGCTGAAAATCCAAAGGCTAAAAAGAAAAAAGCTGACTACCAAAAAAAATACAATAAAACTTCTAAAGCCAAGAAATATAGAGCAGAACTAAACGCTGCAAACAGAAAGGCAGGAACTTATGGTAATAAAGACGGAATGGATATGTCTCACACTAAAAAAGGTAAGTTAGTTAAAGAAAAAGCATCTAAAAATAGAGCTAGAAATCGAGGTAAAAAATAGTTATGGCATTCAAACCACACAAAATGTATAGCAAGTCAGGTCAAGTAAAAACGGCTAAGACTAATAAAGAACACTTAGCCCTTAAAGCAAAGGGTTGGGGGCACACTAAACCTAAAGTAAAGAAGAAAAAAGGATATTAATGGCTAAATCAACCAAATTTAAGGCAGGGGTAAGCGCAAATCCTAACGGGAGAAAAAAGGGAGAGCCTAATAAGCTAACTAAAATCACTAGAGAAACTATAGCGTTTGCATTAAAGGGCAGTACTATAGAAATAAAGAAAGCTTTAGAAGAGGTTAGAGAGAAGAGTGCTAAAGATTACATAGATTGCATAGTAAAACTACTTCCTTACGTTACACCTAAGCTGTTAGCGGCTCAGATAAACGAAGAGAAGACACATAAAATAGAAATTAATTTAACTGAAGACACTACAACGGCTGACCTAAAAAAATTATTAGGCGAAGGCTCAGAAAGTGTTGAGGATATAAACTTTGAAGATTTATAAAATGGCAGTAGCAAGAAGAGAAAAAAATACAGACACTAAATACGCAAAAGTAATAGGCACTAGACCACCTTTAATTGAAGATAACAACAAGCAAGGGAGAGAGCCTGAGCTAGAAGATGTTGTAGAAGATTTAAGAGATGATATAAACGCCCTTTGTGATTTATCAGCTATAAACGAGAATAAAGCAGCTTTATCTCCTGCTCAGGCTTCAGCTATTGCAGCTAACACAGCTAAAAACGGAATTAGCTCTTCTCAGTCTTCAAGCATAACTAATAGTGCTACTGAAGTTGCTAAAATAGCCCCTTTTAAATTTACTTACAGAGCAGGAAGAAGTGGAGCTAGAGGGACTTTAACGATAGAACACATTGCTAGTAGAGAAAGATTTGTAATACAAGCATAGTTTAAAAATGAATCACTTGAACGAAGCTACAACTAAAGAAATGGCAGAGGCTCTAAGGAGAAAGCTCTGTGAAATGTCTTACTTTGAATTTTTTAAGGAGGCATTTAAAGTTGTTGAGCCTGCTGTTCAGTTAGATATTAATTGGCATCATCAATATGTTTGCCAACTTCTACAGAAGGAGGCTGAAAGAATTATAGCCGATAAACCTAAAACAGAAGACTTAATCATAAATGTCCCTTTTCGTGCATCTAAATCTCTTATGTGTACGATATTATTTCCTGTTTGGTGTTGGATAAGAGACCCAAAGCTTAGATTCATAACAGCATCCTATTCTGCTTCATTAAGTGTTGAGCATAGTGCAAAGTCTAGAGATGTTATACAAAGTAAGTGGTTTCAAGATAATTGGGGGGATTTATTTGTTATAAAGCCTGACCAGAACACTAAACATCATTACGTTAATGACCACACAGGAAATCGTAGAGCAACTTCGGTTGGAGGGACTGTAACAGGGGCAGGAGCATCTATTATAATAGTGGATGACCCTATAAGCCCAAAACAAGCTGCCTCACAGGCTGAAAGGACTCACGCTAATGATTGGTATAACACAACTCTTTATAGTTGTTTAGACAACCCTAGAACGGGCGTTAGGATAATAATTATGCAAAGGCTACATGAAGATGATTTAAGTGGATACCTTTTGCGTAACAACCCTGATGGTTACAAACATATTTGCATACCTGCGGAGTCTTCAAAAATTTTGAGTCCTAAAGGACTCCTTAAATTCTATAAAAACGACTTGTTTTGGGATACTAGATTCTCTAGAAAAATATTGCAAGACTATAAATACCAATTAGGAAGCTACGAATACGCAGGACAACTTCAACAACAACCTGCGCCTGCTGACGGAGGGATAATAAAGAAAGAGTGGTTTAATATACACAAAAGCTTTAGTGATGAAATCTTTATGAATTGGAATTTTGTTGTAGACCCCGCTTACACTTCAAAAGAAAATAACGACCCTTCGGCTTTATTAGCTTACGCTTTATACGAAAACGAATATTACATCAGATGTGTAGAGGAAAAGTATTTAGAGTTCCCTGAATTAGTTAAGTATATACAAACTTTTTGCTTAAGAAATGGGTACTCAAGAACTTCAAAGATATACGTAGAACCTAAAGCTAGTGGGAAATCAATAGTCCAAACTTTAAGGCGAAACACTAGACTTACCGTTATTGAATCTAAGTCCCCTTCTAAAGATAAAGTGGCTAGAATTTCTGACGTAGTAAATATAATTGAGGGAGGTAGAGTCAACCTGTTGGATGGTATGTGGGTGGATAATTTTGTAAGCCAATGCGCACAGTTCCCTAACGCAAGGCACGATGATATGGTAGACTGCTTGCAGATAGCATTAGATTTATATAGTAAAGGAAAACGAATAACAGCATTTAGATAAACAAATTATGACGGAATTAAATGGCTTGAAATTACCTGAATCTTGGGATGACGTAAACTTACGACAATTTTCAGCTTACAATAAAGCGTTGGTTGATTTTCAAGAAGCAACAGAGCCTATAGAAGAAGAGTCTGATGAGGATTATAGTAGGAGGATATTAACCAAAGAATTAGAGTTAAACTTCGAAATAGTCAAAAGTTTTACAGGCTTAAGCGAAGAAGATACTTCCGCTTTAGATTACGCTGTAGCTTTGAGTTACGTTGATAAGTTATTTTTCTTAAGAGAAAAGTATAAGCCTAAAAAATTAAAGTCTTTTGAGTTTCAAGGCAGGAAATATAATCTACCTGAATTATTGCCAATTAATACTAAGTTTGGGCAGTATATAGAATCCTTGCAGGCGGAGATGGTTTCTAAGTATACAGATAAAAACTCTGTAATATATTTAGCTCATCAAGCCGCACACATAGTGGATTACGGAGAAGAGTGGGATACTGAGGAAAGAGATTTGTTAGCTGAAAAATTTGAAGAGTTACCTATGTCAGTAGGCTTTGACTTCGCTTTTTTTTTGTCCAAGAAGTGTCAAGTATACAGTCTAGCATACCTTCAATACGAAGCAGCGGCTCAGCTAAAGAAATTGCCGCTTACGAAAAGGCTTTTGCTGGGCTTGGTTGGATTAAAACGCTATACGAATTGGCAGAGTGTGGTATATTTAACCAACCTGATAAAACTCCGATTAATAGTGTTTTATATACAAATACGGGGGAAGTATTCAGATATTTATCGTATCTTGCGCTCAAGGCTAATTACGACTCTGAAATAAATGATATTAGATATAAAAAATAAATTATGAGTTTTAAGAATATACAAAACCTAGCTACTGACTTTGCTTCATCTTGGTATTTAGCTTCGACTTCAAAATCGTTTCACTTAATTACAGAAAGTGAGATAAATGGATTAAAAAACATTTCATATCCTTTGTGCGTTGTAGAGCCACCTTCTTCAAAAATATCGGACATAAATAGGGCTAGAGAGGAGTACGACTTAACTTGTTTTATTTTAATAAAAAAATCATTGCGAGAAGTTGATTATAACCCTGCTTCATTGTATGACGAGTCTTTATCTTTGTTCAACAATTTTATCGGATTTTTAGCTGCTCAAAGAAACGGGCAGTACGTTATAGATGGAGAGTCTTTTGATATAGAAAGAGTGTCTAGATTTGGCTCTGATATGAGTATTGGAATTAAGGTTAATTTTACTTTATTAGCCCCATCTAAACTAGCTTTCGCAGGAACAACGCCTGCTTTATCTACTCTACCTTATACAAATAACTTATGGTCGTTTCACACTTCAGTATTTGGAGTTACAACAACGGATGGTTATATGTCTTGGTTGCCTTTAATTAATAATACAGGCGGAACTTTTGCTTTAGCAAGTGAAGAAACAGACCAAGTACCAACTCTTACAACAAGAAATACTATAGATTTTTCTGCGCCTACTGATACTAGCTCTTCGGAGTCCTTATCAAATAGTTTTTTTACCTTGAATAACGCAGACTTTACAGTATTCGTAACATTGCAAACTCCTGAAGAACCTAGCCCCTCGGGATATTCAACTATATTTAATATAAAAGGGAATAATGACTTGGATAACTTAATTCTAAAAATTCAAAACTTTGGACAGTCTGAAGGCACTATGTATTTAGATATAGTACAAGACATGGGTTTAGGTAACAATCCTAGAACAAGTGTAGGTTCTTATATTGTTAATACGTCAAATGTTAAGCCTTACGGAACTTTAGGTAATCCTAAAACTATAGCCCTAGTTCACGAATCATCTGAAGGTAAGATTAGAGTCTATTGGCAAAACGAACTTTATGTTATACAATCCCGAGAAATAGAGCAGGAGTATATATCTTCGGGCTCAAAGACTTTTAGGCTTGGAGCGAGGCAAGACGGAACTGATAACAACTCAGGATTAATTGCAGAGGTTAGCAATGTAGCTCTATATAGAGAAGCTTTATCACAACAAGACGTGTTTAGTGTAATGCTTGCTCTTAATAATTTATAGGATGAGTAAAGGTTTAAGTAATCTTAAAAAAAGCTTAGCCGCCTATGGGGGTAGATTAAGCTTGAAGCTTCAGGAGGGTTTAGATGCTAGAGGGCACGTAGCTACAGGTAGCTTAAGGAGAAGTATTAAGACTAGGGTTGTTGAAACTAAAGTAGGACTATCTCTTCAAACATTAATGTTAAGCTACGGTAATATACTAAATAGAAACATAAAACCTACTTCACTTCCAAACATAGACGCAATACTTGCTTGGATGGATGCTAAAGGAATAAAGATAGATAGGTCTAAAACAAAAGCAAAAATTAGAACTAGAAGGCAATTAGCTTTAATAATTGCTATAAGTATAAAGAAAAACGGGTTTGCTAGCGTGAACAAATATAAAGTAGGTTGGGCTGACGTAATTTTAGCTAAAGAAATGCAAAGATTAAAGTCAAGCGTTCGGAAAGACTTGTTTCACGCCTTTCAGAAATCAACTTTAAATACATTAAAATAATAAAAAAATGGCTCATAATATAGTATTAACAAATCAATCTGTTGCAGGATTAGGGCTTCAGTCAACTAAAAGACCTATTTTTTTTCAATTTGGAAAAGATTCAGGAACAGACATTCCTTATTCAGTTGAATGTACAGTAGAAGGTTACGCTACTTTTGATGAAGGCGCTACATTTTCTTGGTCTAGGTTAGGTACTCCTATAGTTCAATCTAGAGATTTTGACTCATCATCTACTAACCCTACTTTTACCTTCGATGTTTCTTCGTTTGCTTCGGCTTATATCTATGATGAAATTAAAGTATTTGAAGATGTAATTGACGGTTCGCTGCAAACGGCAGCGCCTGTTTACGGTTTAAGTACGGGGATTGTAATGAAGGTACGAGTTCTTGGGCGTTCTTACTTTAAAGATGCGGATACAGGTGTTTTAACGCTTGACCTTAGCAATCACATAACATCTCACGAAATTACAACTATAAACGCATACGCTAAAGATGAATTAATTATAGCAAACAAGTTTTCAAATTTATATGCCGCATCAGGATTTATACCAAAAGCAGGATGGATTAGTAACGCTTTAATAACATCAAGTGTAAATGGTTTGTTTAGAAGACCTCTAACAAACTGTCCTTCATCAACAATAAGAAAGATTCCTCGCAAAGCACCATTGTTAATTCAGGCTTTAACTCAAGGAGCTACAGCGAATGAAATTGTTTTAGTTGTAGACTATACTAACGATTCAGGAGTTGCTGTAGCTAACGAAAGTGTTCACACTATATATACAAATGATACTACAGACATATTAATATCTAACATGTCTATAGACGAAAATCTTTTTGGGTTATTAAATGCAGGAACTGAACCAGGGTTGAAAAGCGGGAGGTTTTCTGTAGCCTTAAAAACTACTGACGCTACAGGTGTTAGGTTGAACTTTGAAATAGTAGAGAGAGGACTTAATGTTATTAATCAAAATTTCGGTTCAGTTCCGATTGATTCAGCTCTTATATATTTTTACAATGATTTCGGAGTTTTAGATTTCTATCTTTTTGAAGGGTTTACTAGTGTATCTCATCAACAAGTAGCTACAACTTTTGCTAAATCAAAATCATCATACACAAGACATACTTCTAGAAATAAAAACAACAGAGGTGTGTCTAGGGGTTCTACGTTAGAAGTTAATACTTGTAGAACTTTAGCGAACGAAGAAACATTAGAGTTCTTATCTGAAATACAAAGAAGTAGTAAGGTATTTATATACGAAGATAACTCTTTTGTTGCTGTATCAGTTATTCAAAGCGACATGGTTATATCTAGTGGAGATGGGAAGCCTTCTATCTTCGAACTATCCTTTATTAAAGAATCACATACAATAAATTACTAATATGGATAACAATATATTTGAAATAATAGTTCAGAACCCTTTAGCTCCTGAAAGTGGTGTATTCTCTATATTTGAAGAGATTACTCTAACGAACTCTAACTTTTTTTTATACAACGATTATTCAAATCAAAAAGTTCCTTCATTTTGGTCTGTACAAGGATATTCTCCTATCCCTGATTTTGAAGCGAATGCTCTTCTTGATATATTTGCTAATGGGTTTGATGAAGGATTTAATAACGATACAGATAGTTTATACCCTTCAGCTCATCATTCTTTTTACGAGCCTGTTGGTTGGACTGTTTACAATGCTTCTATAGCAAACTCAGGATTAAACGCTGCAGGTAATCAGTTATCTGAAGATGACACAACTAATGGGTATTCTTATTACAACGGGGATAATGGAGCTATCATTCCTAGTTTAAACCTTATGAGCCACTTAGGTGGCGGCAATACTCACGCTGAAAGAATAGGTACTACTGATAATCTTTCAGGGATACCTGCTGCTGTAAATAATATTAGCGGAGGTGGAGATGTAACTCTTTTACCTTATACTCAGAACACTAATTTAATGTATGAATTTGGTTCTTATAGGACTACAAATCAATCTGCAGTTGCAGAACAGATTAGTAGCGTTAAAAATGTTACTGATGGGGATTTGATTAGGCTTAAGTCTCAAGACGCTAGCTTGATAGCATTTTCAAGCGAATACTCTTTTAATCAAGGTCATATGCACTTATGGGAAGGGTATAATCAAGATTTTTTTGTTAGTCATAAGATTCCTGAAATACCTCAATCTTTAAGTTATGGTGGTCACACTAGAGTTGGACAACCTATAGCTCTTACTCTTGAAAATATATTTTCTACATCAGACATAGGTAAAAGGGTATCATTTGTTATAGGCTTTCAAGGAAGTGCGCCTGCTGACAATGGAGTAAGACTAAACAATACCTCGTCTTTAAGTGGGGGTCACACAGACTCCGTAAATTCAAACGCTGTATCTGTAGCTTTTGAGCCTGCAGTTAATAGTCACACTTTTTGGAATCCATATCCTAATAATATTGACTATACTAGCTTAGCGTCAAGCACGACTTCGGGTCAAGCTCAAGTTGTATTAAGAGGTAATGGTTCAGAAGGGCTTTACAGCACTCAAGCTGAGACTAGATTAAACCTTAGAGCAGGTAGTGAATTTAATTTAGGGGTATATATACTTGAGTCTAATTGCCCATTTATTATACGTGTAACTAACGAGGAGTTACAGTATAATGAATTAGTAACTACTAATGCAGGGTTAAGTAGCCTTACGGGTGCTAGACACGGATTTTTTACGACCCCTCTACAAGAAACAATTACTCCTTTTAAAATAATAATAAAAATACAAGGCTCACAAGAGGAAGATATACTTAGATTAGGATACATAAAGCTAAGAGCGGCAGCAGGACTTTATAGTGATACAGCTCCTATAATAAAGCTTAATGGGAATCATAATCTTCTGAGTTCTCCATCTTTTGTTCAATATCTTGGAGAAGGAGCTGTACGCTCAAACAAAGATATTATCATAACTTCAACTGACTTTTCTAACGATACATTTATTAATAAATACCACTATTACAATGGCTCTCAAGTTGTTGCAGATGAAATAGAAAGCACTTCAGACAATCTTCAAGAGCCTGTTCTATCTAAACAGCAAACAATAAATTTCTTCGACACTAACGGTAATTCTAAATTTAACGAAGAAGAGTCTTTTAGAGTAAATCCTAAAAATGATTTTGCTGTAGACGCAGAGAGAAATCAAACAAATGCTGAAAACTTAATAAGCGGAAGCTTTATAATAGGCTCTACCGATATGCACATATTTGCCGATTCAATAACGGGAACTACTTTATTAAACTCAGTAGTACTCGTATCTTCTATTGAATTTAAAACTGCTGAAAACGCATACATAAGCCAAGGAACTTCAGGTAATAATGAAATACAATTTTACTATAACGCTACTTCTGCAGGTGTTGAACCTCCTTACATTGTATTAAATCAAGAAATTACAGACACAACCACTCCTATAACAATTCAGGTTCACTTAGCAAGCCACTCAGGAGATTCATTGTTTTTAGACTCGGGAGACGGAACTGAGGCTTCAGAAATAAGTTCAGCAGGGCTTACTTCTCATACTATAACGCTTACAGGCGGTAAGTTAAGAATAAGACTAGCTACAGTTCAAGAAAATAGCAATCAAGCATTAGGAACAACTTCCGCTGTTATAACTTACGTTCTTTTAAATATAGGGGCTAATGTTGGGACTGTAGTAGGTTTAGAAAAATACGGAGATGAAACAACTATCAATACAGGACTTTTAGTTGCTCCTTACGAAGCAGCTTTTAGAGTCAGAAGTTACGACCACTTAACAGGCAATGCAGCAGCAGCTAACCCTGAGATAATACTTCAAAGGGAACACGTTATTAATTCTAGTGTGTTTGACTTTCTTATGTTTTCAAATATAGAAGATGCAAACATATCTTATATTTTTAAGGTTATAATTGATGTTAAAAAAATTAACACAGGAAATACTATAGAGGTTATAGAAAACTACTCTAGCACAGCGGATAGAGTTACTACCGTTAATTCTACAGGAATAACAACTATAGATTGTGAAGATAAAGTTTGGAGCTTGGGAGATAATGTTCAGTTATTAACTTTAAAGATAAAGGGTAACAGCACTATTGTAGATACTATTATAAACTCAGTCAAAATTACTTGTAATGTTTCTACTCCAACTACAACTTTCACATTTACAAGCCTAGATTTAAGTGATGATTTTAATACTTCTTTAAATTTTTCTGTCAAAGATTTTAATGAGGTTAGTAAAAGTAGCGGTAGTTATTCTAAAACAATTAGAGTTCCCGCAACTAATAACAATAAAAAAGCATTGCTTTTTACAAACGAAATAAACGCTACTAAAAGTTTGATTGATTCAAGTGGCTTCCCTTGTATAGTAAAGTCTAAAGGACTCGATATACTTAAAGGTCAGTTATTCTTAACTGAATCTTCGCTAGGCATTAATGGTTTTGACGAATTAGTTTTTAATTTAAAAACAGGAAATAGTTCTTGGTCAAATCCTATTTCAAACAAGAATCTAAGGGATATAGAATCAGCTACTTACTTAGTTAGTAGTAATGATATTATAGACTCTCAAGAGTTTACATCTCTTGATGATGAAATAGTATTTCCTTTAGTAGATAATGGTTTATGGGATTTAATGCAAGACACTAATGGAGATGTGGAAAATGAAGCTTCAGTTGGATTTGATAATGTAAAAGCTGCTTTTCGAATTAAAAACTTACTAGTAAAAATCTTTGAATCAGAGGGATATACTCTTAATAGTAACTTCTTTAATAATCAAGATGAGTGGAGTTCAGATTTCTCTACTGAATTTACAGACTTAACATCTAAACTTGTGTCTATAGCTCCTGAGATGAGGATACACGAGGATGATATTTTAAACTCTAGATTTGAAGCAACAACCGAACTTGGAACTTTTAGTTCTTACGCTATATTAGATAGTGGAGAAGGTAGCTCCTCAATAGCTATCTCTCTTAGGTGTTATTTAAAATCATCAATACTGTCTAATAGTGGTGTTTACGCTTATGTCGTTGATTGGTGTCCTATAAGGTTCAGTAATATACTTAGCGATGTAGGGTCTACTCATTCTTACAGCTCTAACGTGACAGCTATAAATGGATTATATCATCCTGATAATCAAGATAACTTGTATAATTCCTCTTCAACTTTTGGCTCTAGACCTTTTGCTTCCTCAGTTCACGGATACGCAAGTGGCACAGGGCAACCTCTACTTGATTACAATCCTGAAAGGTCTAGAATAACTGTTAAGAAAAGTGGTTACTACGAGATTTCAACTCAATCAAAAGTATCTTTTAAGTGGAGGAGTCCAGGAAATGCTAGCTTTTCACATTACCTTCATAGACCTAGCGAGTTTATTTACACAACTATGTTGATGCCTGCTCAGTATGCTGATGACTCTATTTATGGAGCGAATAACAATAAGTTTGGAGGAGAGTTATTTGACTTAGAAGATGATGCGTCTATATTAATAGAAAAGTCAATAATGAATGATGTCACGGATGCAGAAGGTATGGCAACTGAGACGCTTAGGCTTAATAATACAAGATTAGAATTAAATAGAGTCCAATACTTAAAAGCAGGTCAAGAATACATTGTAATGACTGCTACAGGCTCTAAAACTAACGCTACCTCCCCTGACCATACAAGTTTCCCAACTTTAGGTTCTGTTACTTATGTAGTTCATGAGTTTGATATTTCAATGAAGTTAAGTAAGAGTATTTCTCCGTTAAAAGGGAAGTCTATGGCTGTTTACAACTCAGAGGCTACACCTAGAGTTTCGTATAGAGAGGTTTTACCTGACGCTACTTGCTTAGAGTTTATTAGTGATGTAACTAAGATGTTTAATTTAATATGGTCTTTTAATCCATACAGTAATGTTGTTACAGCAGAACCTTATTCAAGCTTTTTTGATTTAGATTCTGAAACTACAGAAGCATTAGATTGGACTGAGAAGTCTACAATAACAAGCGTTAAGCAAAACAATGTAAGTAATTCTAACATAATACTTAAAATGAATGAAGATGGGGAAGACGCAAGCTCTTATACAGTTGGAGGAACAACGGTAGGTCTTGGCGATTTCCACGCTCAAATAAATCCTGATAACTTATCAGAACCTACAGTAATAGGGTTGAATATATTCTCTTTCTTAGAAATGGATTTCGACAAGTTTATTGTTAGAAGCATGTCAGATTGGAATGAAATAACTTATTCATCTATAAGGTTACCTAAAGTTTGGGGGAACTCATCATCTACACTAACTCCTGATATAGTTGAACAAAAACCTGAAGCGAATAATTCTCACGGATATAAGCTAGCTTATGAAGGCGATTTAGTAGAGTTAGAAAGCAATCGTTTTATTAGGTATGTACTTGAAAAAAAGTTCATTCAATTTGGCATTCAAGCTTATGAAGGAGGGTTTTTAGGAGACGCTAATAACGCTAGTACTTATAGAGAGTACGCTTCTTTTTCAGACACCTCTTCGGGCTATCCAAACCTCTCTTTTTCTAGCGCTATTAATGGTTCTAGTTTAACTGAGCTTTATCATAGCAAGTTAATTAACAATCTTAAAAAGGCAGATAAGTTGATAACCGCAAAAGTTCACTTAACTCCTTTTGATATTTTTAATTTAGACTTTAGAAGATTAGTTTATATAAACAATAATAAGTATATTATAAGCAAAGTAAAAGATTACAATTTCTCGGGAGAAGCAACAGAAGTAGAATTATTATTAATAACTGAATAGAATATATAGTAATGGCAACTAAAAAAGATAAGTATCAGATTGACCTAGACATTGTTGGGTTAAATAAACTGAAAGAATATCAAAAAGACTTAAGGCTTACAAACAAAACTTTATCAGCTTTAAATAAAAAAGTAAAAGGTCAAAAGGCTGCAAACTCAGCTCAAGCTAGTCAAATAGCAAAACTAACTTTACTTCAGAAAAAGCAAAAAAGAGCAGTTGATTCACATATAAAAAGCTTAGACAGAAACACTACAGCCAAGAGAAGAAATGCAAAAGCAGGGAAGTCTTCAGCGGCAGGTATGCTTAAGATGGGAGCTTCAGTTGGAATTGCTATTCAAGCCTTTAGAAAGTTGTCTCAATTTTTAATGACAGGAGTTAAGGATTTTGCCGCTTTTGAAAAAGGAGTTAAAAATGTTGCAACCTTATTAAATGGAGATGAGGGTTCTTTACTCCAACCAAAGTTATATCAAGGAGCTTTAGATATAGGTAGGAAGTTTGGTTTTGGTTTAGCAGATATAAACAAAGCTATGTTCAACTCTGTTTCCGCAGGGATTAAGGGAGGAGAGGCTATCGAGTTTTTAGGAGAGGCGTCTACTTTAGCAATGGCAGGTGTTACTGACTTGAAGTCTGCAACACTAGGTATTACTACAGCATTAAACGCTTACGGAGAATCTGCAGATAAAGCAAGGGAAGTTGCTGAAATACTATTTACAACTCAAAAATATGGTGTAACAACTGTAGAAGAATTATCTAAGTCTTTAGGGGTTGTTTTACCTTTAGCTGCATCTTCAGGAGTTAGCCTTGAGGAATTAGGAGCTACTCTTTCTGTTACCACTAGAACAGGTTTGGATGCCGCTAAATCGGTTACAGCTATTCGTGCTGCTTTAGCTCAAATGCAAAAACCTTCAGCTCAAGCTAGAGATTTATTTATAAAGTTAGGAATACCTATGGGTTCTGCTCAGCTTAAGGCGGTAGGATTTACTGAGACAATGAAAAGGCTAAATAAAGCGTTTAAAGATAACCCTGCTGACATAGAGGCTATGTTTGGTAATATTCGTGGTCTAACCGCTGTATTCTCTGTTGCAGGGGATAACGCAGACCAATATCATGAAATTCTAGGAAAACTAAATGATGAAACATTAAGGGCTAGTAATTTAACTAGAGCTGAAAATGAATTAATGGATTCTATGGATACTAAGTTAAACACACTTGGTAATTCTTGGAAAAACTTTAAAATAGCTATAGGAGACTCTTCATTCTTTGGAGAATTAGTTAGTGAAATGACTAAGAGTATGGAAATACTAGCTAGCGAACAGTTAAGTTTTTTCGAAAAAGTAAACCCGTTTACTAGTCAAACTTCAACTTACAAAAAGATGTTGAAGAGAAATGCTGCGCAAGCTTTAAAAGATACTAGAGCAGAGATTAAAAAAATGGCTCCTGAGATACAAGAGCTAAATTCAATTATGTATGGATTTGGAAACCCTGGCAATACTACAAGGCTTACTGATGAACAAAAACAAAAAGTAGACACTTTTAATACTAACATAGATAAGACTAGAAATAAAAAGGGAGAATTTAATGCTGCTTTAGCGGGCATGCATCACCTTAACTATCAGTCATTTATAACCGCTTACAGAGATTACAACGAGAAAATTCTTGCTGCAGATACAAAAGCTGCTGCTGATAAAAAAACAATTGATGATAAAAAAGCAAATGATAGAATAGCTTACAATAATGCTGAACGGAATCAAAGATTAGCTTTACAAAAAGAACTTCAAGATTTAGACGCTCAAGGGTTTGAAGATGGAGAATACGCTAACGTAATAGAATTAGAGAAGCTAGAAGCAAAACTAGATTCATTTAGAGGTTTAGAGCAAAAGTATTACTTAAATAATATTGATGATGAGACTGAGTTAGCTAGAATAAAAGATAATATTGCTAAGGCTGAGTTATCTATAAAGAAAAAAAGGCTGCAAGTAGAGCGCTCTAATAGTAAAGAGTATGACGATATGCAAACTCAATTAGCTACAGAGGTTGCTGACACAAAGATATTTGAAGCTAAAAGAGAAGCGAAAGAAAACAACCTTACTAACGCAGAGTTTAGAAGGGATATGTTAAAAATAGACATAGCTTATTTTGATGAGTTAATAAATGCTGAAGAAAGAAAGAGTGATGAAACATTAGCAAAACTTAAAGCTAAAAAAGCAAATGCTGAGGGACAATTAGCTAAACTTGATGAACAAACTGAAGCAAGTAAGCGTGACCAAAAAGTCAAGTTTGCGATAGAGGGTATAAACTTAATAGCTGATGCTGCAAAGAAAGCTGCGGAGGTAGAGCTTGCTAATCAACAAAGAATCTTAGACAAGAAAACCGAAGCCAATGAAAGGGCTAATCAAGACGGACTTATAAACGATAGAGTTGCTAAGAAAAGAAAAGACGCTATAGAAAAAGAGTCTTTTAAGCTAAGAAAAGAAAACGAATTAAAGTTAGCTAGAATAAGTCTAGCTCAAGAGCTTGCTAATATCGCTGTTCAAGCGGCAGCAAATCCTGGGAACGCATTTACGTTTGGTGCTGCGGGTGGTGCTCAATACACAATTATGGCTGCATTAGCTTTAGGTAGATATGCTGCTAATGTAGACTCAATAAAATCTCAGAAGTTTGCGAACGGTGGTATGGTTCACGGAAACTCTCACTCAAAAGGTGGAGAAAAGTTTGGAGTTGGTGGTAGAGTGGTCGAGCTAGAAGGAGGCGAAGCTGTTATAAACAAAAGGAGTACCGCTATGTTTGGAGGAGCTTTAAGCGCAATGAATCAAGCAGGCGGGGGTGTAGGATTCTCGTCTCCAAACTTCGGTAACTCAGGATTCATAGACTACAACGCTATCGGGGCTGCTGTTGGTAGAAACACAAATGTAGTTCTGCCTGTGGAAGCGTTAAGAGAAACTGAGAATAGATTAAAAGTAATTGAATCTTCATCTAGATTTTAAATATGAAACAGGAACTTATAAAAAGAATAACAAATCTTTGCGAATTAGATTCTTCCGAAGTAGTGAACTCTCTATACAATGAGGGCTTACTTAATAACAACTTAGTTAGAAACTATTTAATTAGGGCTGACTTTGATGAAGCCTTAACTAAAAACAATTCTGAGCTTATAAAAAATATATTTATAGACTTATCAGAAAAGTACGGAATATCTATCAGGCAAACTCAAAGAGTAGTGTATGATTATATGAAGAACAAAGTGTCAATCAATGGCAACACTATATAAAATTAATTAACTATATTTGTATTATGGAAAATATCTACGAAAATAAGTCTTGGTATGCTATCAATCCGATAGAGGCAAAAGCTAAAGGTAAGTCTACAGACATCTTCATTTACGATGAGATAGGTGTTCACGGGATTACAGCTAAAAGCTTTTTGCAAGACCTTAAAGGTTTAGAAGGAAAAGATATTACCCTCCACATTAATAGTACAGGTGGAGATGTTTTCGAAGGGCAAGCAATCTACACAGCGTTAAAGAACTACACAGGGAAGGTAACGGCAAAAATAGAAGGCTTGGCGGCGTCTATGGCTACGGTAATAGCTTTAGCAGCAGACACCATAGAAATGACTTCTAATAGCTTATTTATGATTCATTCTCCTATGAGTAATGTATTCGGTAATAAGTCTCAGATGCGAAGACAAGTAAACGCTTTAGAGAAAGTAGAGTCTACTATGCTTAACGTGTACTCTAAACGAACAGGTTTAGATGAAGAAAAGATTTCTTTTATGCTAGAAGCTGAAACTTGGCTTAGTGCTGATGAGGCTAAAGAGATGGGCTTTGTAGATAGCGTGTCAGGTAAAATGGAGATTGTCGCTAAGTACGATATGAGTGGCTTCGAAAACAAAACAGCAGAGGATATATTAACCACCTTCGGAAACGAAGAAATAAAAACAGAGAGTAAAATGAACGAAGAAACTATGAAAAATTGGTTTACCGAAATCAAAAACCTAATTGTAGGTAAAGCAGAAGAAACGGCACAAACAGAGCCTGCCGCACAGACAGAAGCAGTAGCAACCGAAGAGGCTGTTAATGTAGATGACTTAAAGGCTCGATTAGACGCATTGACTGAAGAAAGAGATTCTTTATCTCAGAAACTAAGTGTTCAAAAAGAAAAGTCAAATGAATCTAAGGAAGAG